TCTGATATTGGATTCGATACATCGGAATCCCAATAGTTTGCTCGACACTACTTAAACGATGCAAAAAATCATCAAATTATTGAGAACCAAAGCATTGATATACTTGATAATACTCGGAGATATGAGAGCGCACAAGTCGCATTCCCTCCAAAGGTCGGTAAGTCCACGAATGCCTCTCACACCCCCCTATGCTGAAAACGCACCCACACACAAACCAACAAAGATGAACGCTTGTTGAAAGATTGAGAATAAAAATCGGTGGAGGAAAACGCCCTCGCCTTCTGGCGAATGGGGGTGGGTTCAACCTATTCCAGCCCATCTGGGGCATCCGAACCGTTTTAACCCGCATCTGGCAACGAGTATGCTATGAAGGCAGTTCTCCTTGACTCCGACGACTTCGATTCAAAGGGCGGCGACTCTCGTGATGTCGAGGTCAAACTGGAGTTCCAGATTCCATTTGAGATAGACACCAAATACTTCTCCGACCAAGTGAAGGATGAGGATGGCTACACCGCATCCGACGATGATGTGATTGTTCGTGGACCCGTATATGTCGGGAACTCGGAGATGCTTGACCGTCATAACGAACTGGTTGCGCCAGATGCGATTCTCGCAGCGTGGAACAATTATGCCAAGAACCCAGTTATTCTATACAACCATTCCAAAGACTCTGGCGTGATTGGAAAAATGCTCGATGTTGAGATGGGCGAATGGGATGGAATCGAAGGTTCAGTTCCAATCGGCAGAGCACTCATTGATGGTGGCGAGAAGTCTATCGTCAGGAAAATCCGCAAAGGATTGCTTCGTGCGTTCTCTATCGGATTCATCGCTCGTGCGGCTGTCAAGGAGTGTAAAGACGACGACACATGCTATCTGACATTCACCGAGATTGATTGGCTTGAAACCAGCGTCGTTGATGTTCCAGCCTCACCAAACGCTCTCTTCAATGTTGAGAAGCACATCATTGGATATGAGGACATGGGAGATGCAATCGCCATCCTCTTTGAGAAGGAGATGGAGGAATCACCATCCGAAGAACCTCCAACTGGCGGCGACATTGAATCGCCCGTTGAGGAATCTGCAAAATCATCCTGCGGTTGCGGTGGAAAACATATCGAGTCCGATACCCCCACCGAAGCGCAGCCTGCAAATGACGAGATTGCTGAACTTCGTGAAGAACTGGATGCTTTGAAAGCAATACTGAACGACATTTCAGACAAATCAAAATCCCAAAAGTCGGAATCTGGAGATACCGATTCACTTAATACCCCCATTGACGAGTCGTTAGGACAACCAAAGGGGAACAACACCATGACAGACGATACAATTCTTGAATCCGAAGCAACCGAAGAAGTTCTCGTTGAGGGCGCTGAAATCAGTGAACCAGTCATCGAAGAACCTGCTCTTAATGTAAAGAGCGAAGAAGTCGAAGCAACCGAAGTGGCGGCTGAAGAACTCCCTGAAGAAGTCGTTGAAGAAGTCGCTGAAGCAACCGAAGAGGAATCATCTGGAGAACCAACCTCCACCGAAGTTCTGTTTGAAGTCGTTAAGGTGCTATCCAAAGTCGAAGGTCGTTTGAGCGACATCGAAAATCACATTAAATCAAGCGAGGACATCGAATCATTGAAGTCTGAACTTGAATCCATGAAGGCCGAGAAGGAGGCTGCTGAAGCAGAAGCAAAGGTCGAGGCAGAAGTCGCCAAGCGTGTCGCTGCTCTCGTCGGAGAAGTGCCAAGCGCACCATCCGCTGAAGCAAACCCAAAGAGCCTATCATCCACAGGCGTGACAGTCGAAAACAAATCGGTCACACGCCATGACCCAACCCCAGCCGTGAGCAAAGGAATGAACGGACTCGCTGGATGGTTGGAATCCCAAATTGCAGCGAGAGGGCAATAATCATAATCCATCAGGATAACAAAATTAAAGGTGAAAAAAATGTCAGACGAAATACAATTTAATGAAATGGTCGCACGAGTTAAGGATGCCCTCGCAGGTGTCGGAAATCACGGTTCTCAAATGTTCCCAACGGAAACAGCAGATGAGATTATTCAAATCGTCTATGAGAGGAACTTCATGCGAAGTCTTTTCCCATCAATGCCAATGTCAACCAGAACTGTCAAAGTTCCAAAATTGACAAACAGCGTTGCATTCCACTCCCAGACACTCGCTGACACCACAGCGGGAACTGCAACTGACGAATCACGCCAATCCACCACCGAAGTCGACTTGACTCTGGTGACTATGATTGCCAACATTCCAATCGGGAACTATCTGATTGCATACGGTGTTGAAGGATTGCTTTCAGTTCTTCGTGACGACATCGCATCTCGCCTCGCTTTCAATGAGGAATCACTCCTTGTCAACGGCGACACAGAAGCAACACTCGCTGACAACATCAACGGCGCACACGGCGCTGGCAACCCAACAGGAATCAACAACACTGGTGGCTCTCTTGTCAACGACTATCTGCTTGAACTCAACGGAATGCGTAAATTGGCTGGCACATCAGTGTCGGTGTCTGGAACATTCGCTCTCACTCACTTGAGAAGCGCAATCAACAAACTGGGTATTCACGCTGACAACCGTGACGAACTCTCTCTGATTGTTCCTCGCAACCTTGAAGTGCAATTGCTTGGCTTTGAAGAACTTCAAACCGTCGACAAATACGGTGCTGGCGCAACCATCCTCTCTGGGGAACTTGGTCGTATCTATGGCATCCGTGTGTTCGCAACTGGTGTTATCCCAACCAACCTAAACTGGACAGGAAAATACCAAACTGGAACTGTCAACGGTGTCACAGCGGTTCAAGACAAAACCGTCGCACTATTGGTTCACAACCGTTCTCCATTGATTGGCAACCCAACCGATGCAGACCGCCGATTCAGCATGGGATTCCTTGACGAGCCAACCAAAGACCGCTTCGTCTTAATCCCTCGCCAAGACATCGCATTCAACTGCCGATACGCCGAAGCACTTTGTCTGCTACACGGTATCGCAACCGTTTGAAGCCTGACTTGAGTCGACTTCTCCGACACGGACAGCGTGAGCCATCCCTAATCGGGGCGACTCCGTGATAAACCGTGAAGGATAAGGATGAAGCATGACAGGAATCGACTACTGCACACTCGCCGAAGTCGAAGCATACGCTGGTGTTGACTTCTCCGACGGAATCGGACCCACCGATGCTCAAATTGGTGTGATGATTAGCAACGCATCCAGATTGATGGATGCTTATGCTGGACACCAGTTCGCTGGAACAGAATCTCACACCGAATACTTTGACACCGCATATGGATTGGCTTCGATAACTCTGGGAACTCGACCAGTTCAAAGCGTGACTTCGCTCAAGACGATTGATTCAAACGGAACTGAAACCGCTTTGATTCAAGGTCGAACTCGCAACACTCAAGACTATTATCTGGCCGATGCCGAATCGGGTTTGGTTCGATTCAATTATGCTTGGACAGAAGCCATCACGGGTCGATTGAAAGTCGAGTTCACCGCTGGTGCTGCATCGCCACCAGCCGATGTCAAAATGGCAACCATTCTTCATGTCGTCAGGTCTGCGGCTCGTGCTGCTATGAATGACGAGAACTGCATGGAGAGAGTCAAAGACTTCTGGAGAGAACTCATCAAAGACACTCTGCGTGAATACGAACAATTGCTCGTCAAGGTCAAGAGCCATACGAAAATTGCCGTAGCGACTTGGGGTCAACATTCGATGCCGAATCAATGGTTCTATCGGGGGTCGATTTGATGTCGCTGACACAAACAGGATTGCCTTCGGTTTCACCGTATGACACTATCAAGAACCTTATCGAGTCCAATATGACATCACCAGATGGAACTTGGAATCCAATTGTCAATTCAGGCTGGCTCGAATACAAGAAGCAAAAAACATATCAAATCTGCATTCAACCCATGATTGGCTACACCGAAGAAGCGAATCTGGACACATCATCTCCGACGGTTGCTCGCACATCACTTTGGTTTGGCCGAGTGACACTATTCGCCCCATCTCGTGACTCCTTATGGGGTATGATGGGAAAGTTCCTTCTCGTGATGAATAACGGTGGCCTGACATCGCCGTCAGCGGGTCTGGAGGCATCTGGCAACAATGCGTATCAATATGTGAGAATCACTCGGTCTGATGAATCAAAGCCCGTGAGATTTGAAGAACCAGATTGCGGACCCGACGGTGGAAAAGGAGATTGCGTCGGCTATCGAACCGATTATACAGTTCAATTAAGGTGGGGCGAATGAGCAAAGAGTGTTGTCCACCAAAAATCGAGGTCGAACCCAGACCAGCCAGCCGTTGTCGGTGGTTCAATGAATGGCTCGAACTGGCGTTTCAAGACATTGAGATTCCGAAGAATTGATATACTCGACCCTGCTACGACAGGATATGCGACCTGAAACCGCAACCCGCCGCCTGACAAAAAGAGCCAACGACTTCTTGGGAATATCCTTTGAAGCATATCTCGTTGACTTCGTGCATCTGAAAGAATTGCCAAATGGCGAAACATACCTCTGGTTGAACGACAACGCTACTATGCAAAAGACATTCGCTGTATGGCTCGCCGACAAAAACAATGAAGCATCATTGACCGCTTGGCACATTGGGTTTGCGCCCTTGAAAAAGTGATTCCGATGGATTGGAATGTTGACTGGGATAATTCCCAGCCTGAACCAGATTGGGTCGATGAAGTGGAGTGGGAATAATGGATAAGCAAATGACCGCCGTGTTCGACAAAGTTCGATTCTCGATTCCAGATGATATTGTCCGTGTCGAAGAAGGTGACAACGCTTGGTTGTTCACGACTCATGGACTGATTCAATGGGTCTTTGAGAACGCCAGTTCAGAAGGATTGAATGACTTCATCACGCTATGGGATAGCGTTGGCATTGAAGAGAAAATCAACATCATCGTTGATATTGCTCAAGCAAAAACAAATGATTGAATCAAAGCAGAGATGCTTCTTGACTGTTTGAAAGGTCATCGAGAATCTGTTGCTCGGTCAATCCCTTCATCATCAATTGAGTGGCGTAGTGCTTGAGGCCACCAGCATCGGCTTCACGCTTTAGGATAGCCAGATATGCGGCCTTGACGAACTCGGTTGCATCTGTTCCAGCACCGACTTCTGGGAGTGCGCCTTTCTTAGCCTTCTTAGGGGCTTCCTTGACTTCTTCGACTACTTCTTCGACCACTTCTTCGACTGGTGCTTCAGCAACCACCAAAGACTCTTCGATGCGAGCGAGCAGGTCTGCTTTCGTTCCATCAATATCAAGTCCAAGTTCTTCGCACTTAGCAACAAGTTCCTTCTTCGTCAGTTCAGACAGTTCGCTCATAAGCAAATGGTGTGCATTGGGGCTTAAAACAGTATCGGGGTCGATAAACCTTGATAAAGGGTCGAACTGGAACTACAATTGCGAGCCAACCTCCTGAACTTGATGGCAACATTGAGTGGGGGGATGGAGTGGCTCGCCCAGTTTGGTCGCTGGCACTTATATCCTCCATCTCCCCAATCCTTCTCACCGTTCCTTGATAACCCCCAAGTGATTTGCATTCAATAATGCCGATTAAAGACCCGAAGAAACGGGCGAAGTATCAGAAGGAATACCATGAGAAGTGGTATTCCCAGAATCGTGGCGATAGAGTCGCACAGGTCGCCAAAAGAAAGAGAGGAATCCGAGAGTGGATGAGAACCCTCAAAGAGAGCCTCTCGTGCGAGAGATGCGGTCTATCGGGGCAACATAACGCATGGGCGTTGGAGTTCCACCACCGTGACCCACAGGACAAAGTATCGCTCGTTTCGACAATGGTGTCATCTGGCATGGCGAAGAAGCGAATCGAAGCCGAGATTGCGAAGTGTGAGGTCATATGCTCGAACTGTCATCGAAAGGAACACTACGAAGAACATCGCCAAGCGTTGGAGGATGGAGAGAAGTCAATCTGGATGAAGGCTGGTGAGGCTGGCGCACAGAACATGGCGTTCAACAAAGACAACCTGACTCGTGAAAAGAAGCGTCGGCGACGACGACGAAAGCAACGGCTTCAAGCAATCAATGGAGGAACTGTTTCGGGTCCGAAGCAAACCGTTCATAATGACATCGACTCACTCCTTTACAAAATAGAAAATGGCGCAACACTGGACAAAAATGAGGCTGACAGATTGCGTCGATTGATTGCATATAGTCAGAACTTGGAGTTCCAGATGGAAGGCGAAACAGAGCAATTCATGTCCGAAGAGGAATGATATTGAGTTCGATACCGAGATAAACCCAGAACTGCAGTTCAAAATCATGGCGAATGGCGGGGCGAGCAATTTATCCAGATTCGCTCGAACCGCACCAACATGGACAAGCCAAGTTCGCTCGTGGTGGAATCCTGCGTCAATCGAGTGGCAACCGAAGGCAACGACAGGCAGCGACTACTATGCCGTCAACGCTGCGAGTTATCCATCTCTATTGCCGATAACGAATACTGGAGTCCAGTTCACCATCGCTGCTTGGATTAAGCCAACAACAACATATCCGTTGGGTGTATTTTCCATCTCCGATGGCTCTCCCCAACCCATCATTGGAGTGTCAATCGAACAATCTGCCGTGACGGGTGGAGTGCCTAAAATCACAGTTCAAGAGAACTATGTCGCCAACCATGTATCGGGTGCAATATCCGCCAGTTCGTGGAATCACATCATGGTGAGCGTGAATGATTTGAATTGTAGTGTGTTCATCAACGGGGTATTTGCATCAAGCATCGCTTTGAGTGCGCCACCGATGATGGCGACATACACCCAGTTCCGAGTCGGTCAGGATGGAGGCCAAGTGTTTGAAGGCGCATTCTCCGACATCGCAATTTTCAACGGAGTGTTTGGTGATTTAATCGAAGCAGAGGCACTATACAACGACGGTGCGGCCTTCAATTTGAGTCAGACCAGTATAACACCCCAAAACCCAATGCAGCCTCTTATGACGGCTGTATGGGATGGTTCTGATTCGGGAACGACAACGAGTATCATGTCGGCGAAGAGTTCAATCGGCAATCCAGCAAATGTATTCGCCTCTTTGGATTGGACTGGAACGGCCTTGAATGCGCCCAGCCTGAATCCAGATTTGCGACCTGCGGCCAAGTCAAACACATATTCCAGACTCGCATCGCTCGCTCAAGAATGGGCTGGTGGAACTCCAATCGACAACATCTCGGCTCTTGGCGTGGGCGCACCCATGTTCGAGTATGCACCTTCACTTCTCCCATTCCCATTCGCAGGCTGGGGATTCAAAACCACCGCTTCTTCGATTATTGGTGAACAAACATCTCCATTGGCTACGCCTATTTTAACGGTGTCAGATAGCCTCCAAGACCCTAAGATGACCTCCAACCCCACCGTCGGCACAGGAACGCTTCAGGGGGCTTTAGACACACGCCCAGCGGCAGTTCTCAAACCGACCTTCGCCGTGAAGTGATTTCACTCTGGTCGTGATTCGTGGAAAACGACTTCGCCAGATTCCATGTCATAGACGATGATTTCGCCATAGCCAAGACCAGCGTGGTTGCAGTGATATGGTTGTCCATCCCATGTGGAGTGGTTCATCCAATTGATTTGTTGCATCATTGACTTGGTGAACATGCTGGAGTATGCTTGAGCAACGGTGCTGACTTCATCTGCTTCGATTCCACGAGCAGCCGCTTTTTCTTCATCCAGAACAATCCAAGTTCCAGCGAGGCGGAATTGTTTCTTGGATTTGCTCTTTTGGGCGTGTGCGATGAGGTCGGATAGGTGTTGGCTCATGGTTTATGCTACACTCACAGGTATAAGAAGGTGTCGGAATCTCAATGGTTTTAACCCCTAATCGAAACCAATATCCAGTATATCGAATGGAATAATTGAGAACTGGAGTATTCAACAATGCACACCATTGATAATCAAACATGATTAAATAGGTGGGGGTTGAGCGAGGGTTGGGAGAGAGCGATTCACCGTCAATCCCCATCCGACGAACTGCAACCAGAATCGCTCTCGACCATTCAAAAAACACCGAAGCCTTGAAGCGGTGCGAAAGGTTCGCATCCATCATGGCGAAGATTCTATGGGCTTCAGAACAACCTATTCGACCAACAGGCTATGCAACCGTGACTCGTGAAGTTATCAAGCGACTCATCAAAGACTACAAGCATGAAATATATGTCATGGGCTGGGATTATAACGGCGAGGACTTCAAGCACGAAGAAGGCTGGACTATGATTCACACTGGTTTGCGCCAGTTCGGTGCTGACAAATTGAATGTCGGGGCGCAGGGAGAATCTCCAAACATACTGGACTTTCAATTGGGTCAAATCCAACCCGATGTGTTCATCTCTTTGATTGATGTTTGGTTTCAAGGCCACATGGTTCTTTCATCCAA